GTGGGTTTATTAAGTCAGACATTCCGGAGCTTCAGACGGAACTCGACTCTTATTTTAACGAGAACGAGGACTTTACCTCAGAGCTTTATGATACTTTGATAGGATGCGTTTCCAAAGGCTTTGACTATATGTATGCATATAAAAACGCAGAAAACAAGCTTGCTTTTCAGAATGCCGATTCAATGGGCGTGGTTGAAGTCGAATCGAAATTTACGTCGGATAAAAAAGATTACGTAATTTACTGGTACATTGAACGGATAGACAAGGACAAGAAAAAAGTTAAAAGAATTCAGGTTTGGGATGATTCCCAGACCTATTTTTATACCCAAATAGAGGACGGCAAGTTGATTTTTGATGAATCAACGCCGGAAAAACCGAATCCCCGTCCCCATGTCCTTTATCACAAGGATAATGACGACAACACATATTATGAAGGTTTGGGCTTCATTCCGTTTTTCAGGCTTGATAATTGCCGGAAGCAGTTCAGCAGCCTAAAGCCGATAAAAGCTTTGATTGACGATTACGATCTGATGTCGTGCGGCCTGTCGAACAACCTTCAGGATGCTTCCGAATATTTGGTTGTCGTTAAGGGATTTCAGGGTGATAACCTTGAAGAACTTATTAAAAACGTTAAAACAAAGAAGCATATAGGCGTTGACGGTGAAAACGGCGGCGGTGTTGACTTCAAGACTGTTGATGTTCCTTATCAAGCAAGACAAACAAAGCTTGAACTTGATGAAAAGAACATTTATCGGTTCGGCATGGGCTTCAATTCGGCGCAGATCGGGGACGGCAACATAACGAACGTTGTTATTAAGTCCCGTTATGCGTTGCTCGATCTGAAGTGTAACAAGCTTGAAATCAAGCTGAAACAGTTCCTTCGTAAGATTTTGAAAGTTGTTCTTCAAGAAATCAACGATATAAACGGTACTGATTATCAACAGAAAGACATTTATTTTGACTTTGAACGTGAAGTTATGACCAATGCACAGGACAACGCACAGATCGAACTGACGGATGCACAGACGGAGCAAACGAAGGTTAACACCCTGCTTGGTCTTGAATCCGTCCTTGGAACCGAACTTGTGGTTCAGAATGTATGTGAAATTCTTGATGTTGACTATAACGAAATTAAAAGCAAATTGCCGAAAGATAACCTAAACGAAGCTGAAGCGGCTCTTGACGGGGTGACGATTGATGAACAAACAACAGAAACAAGTCCTTCAGCATCAGCTGCAGAATGAAAAAAACGTCCTTCACAATCTGAAAGTCAAGTACAAGAACGCACTCGATGACATAAACGGCAATATTGCAAAGCTGAAAGCCCGTACAGACACGGAAAATATGCAGTCGATAATTTATCGGGTGCAGTATCAGGAAGCCTTAAAAAAGCAAGTGGGCGAAATTCTTGACGCATTGAACGGTCAACAGTTTACAACTATATCCGACTATCTTCAAAAATCTTATGAAGACGGTTTTGTCGGGGTTCTGTATGACTTGCACGGACAAGGAATCCCGTTTATCTTTCCCATTGACCAGAAGCAAGTTGTCAAAGCCGTGCAGCTGGACACAAAGCTGTCGAAACCTTTATATAACACACTGGGCGAAAATATCACGAATTTGAAATACCGAATTTCCGATTCCATATCCCGCGGAATCGCTTCAAATGCCGGTTATTCCGATATGGCGAAACAAGTTACACGGTATATGGTCGGCGATTATTCCGGCATGAAAGGCGGTGCTTTGGGAAAGGCGATGCAGATTGCCAGAACCGAATCACATAGAATCACCAACGAAGCAACACATGATGCACAGACGAAAGCGAAAGAAAACGGTGCAGACATTGTCAAACAGTGGGACGCAACTATTGACCGGCGAACACGTCCGGATCATGCACATCTTGACGGTCAAATCAGAGAAATTGATGAAGAATTTGAAGTTAACGGGCATAGGGCGTTATATCCGGGCGCGTTTGGCGTTGCTTCGGAGGATATCAACTGCCGTTGTGCTGTCCTTCAGCGGGCGAAATGGGCGTTGGATGAAGAGGAACTTCAAATTTTGAAAGACCGTGCTGAATATTTCGGGCTTGACAAGACAGAAGATTTTGAAAATTTTAAGAAAAATTATCTATCCGCAAATCTTGAAAAACCGAGAAAAAATGATATAATATCTATGAGATTAAACTCAAGAGCTGATCCTATGGCTGACTACTACGGTTCGGGA